CGCCAAATTTTCAGGAGTTGCAAGACCTTCCATCCAATTTAAAATTTCTATATAATTATCAAGGTTTTCATTGAGGATAAAACTCAAGTCAAGTTCAGCATATTCAAGATGGTCAGGAACTTGATAGATATTTTTCAATGGGTTAGGAGTTGTAACCGCGGACATCGAAATCGAAGGCAAGATAGCCCGTTGTGTTGTAAATACTACATTTGGTATTCTTTCAATAGACACCAAAAAGGATGTTGGATTCAAATAATTTGTCTGCATGTTCATTTTCCTATTTACATTCTGTCCCGAATCAGTTAGTATAGATATTTATAATAAATAGAGTAACCGGTAACAGAAACAAGGATCTGTATGGACAACGACGACATTCCGCATAAATGGGATGATCCGTGCGATGATTGTACTCATTGGTTTTGAGTATACTATATAAAATGGAGTAAATATGTCTGAACAATTTAAAATCTTAACAGCTCGTCAACACGTTCGTGAACGCATTGGTATGTACATGGGATCAAGCGCCCGTGAACCAATTGAACGTTTTATGATGGGCCAATGGGATAGAGTTGAATACGTACCAGCTTTATCAAAAATGATTGATGAAATCTTAGATAACTCAATAGATGAAGCAATTCGCACTAATTTCAAATATGCAAATAAAATTGACGTGTCTATTAAAATGGACAACTCAATCACCGTAACAGATAACGGACGTGGTATACCACATGAATTGGTTTATGATGAAACTACAGGAAGTAAAATATCTCAAGCGACAGCAGCATGGACGCGTGTCAACGCAGGTACATCTTTTGACGATGAGCGAGTAACCATCGGAACGAACGGCGTAGGATCTGCGGCGACTAATTTCTTGTCTGCAAAATTTACAGGCAAAACATGGAGAGATGGTAAATGTCAAATCGTTCAGTGTACTAACGGTGCCGAGTCAATCAAAGAAAAAGTATCAGACAAAGCAGGTAACGGAACTGAAGTTTCATTCATTCCTGATTTTGAATTATTTGAGTGTAATAGCCTAAATGAATACGATACGATTTCTTTAGTTGAAGATCGTCTTATCAGTTTGCAAATGGCCTTTCCTGAAATTACATTTTCGTTTAATAAGAAACGGATTAAAGTTAACGATCTTAAAAAATATTCTAAAATGTTTGTAGGTGACCAACCAGCAATTATTGAAAAGTCTGATAACTTATCATTTTTTATTGCGCATTCGTCAGATGGCTTTCGTTCAAATAGTTTTGTAAACGGTGTTAATACTCGCCAAGGCGGAACATATGTCGATTTTGTAATGAATAGCATTGTTGAAGAATTGTGCGTTATGATTAAACGTAAACATAAGATTGAAATTAATCGTAATCATTGTAAAGGTAATCTTACGTTTATTATGTTTGCTCGTAATTTTACTAATCCAAAATTTGACAGCCAAACTAAAGAGCGTCTAACAAACCCAACTGGAAATGTTAAAGAACACGCAACTGAAGCTGGTATTAAGGATGCTGTATTCTTTGCTCGCAAAATTTTAAATACTCCTGAGCTTATTGATCCTATTATCGAAGCGCAACTTGCGAGAAAGATTGCAGCTGATAAACGTGCAGCTACGCTTGCTCAAAAAGGCCTACGCCGCGTTAAGGTTGCAAAACATATTGCTGCCAACAAATCAAACGCAACTCTAAAGATCGTCGAAGGTGACTCAGCTATGGGTTTCTTACTTAAGGTTCGCGATGCTAATAAGGTTGGAGCATATCCACTTCGAGGCGTCATTATGAATACGTGGGATATGAAACCTGCTGATGTATTGAAGAATAAAGAACTCTCCGAGCTCGTTGCGGTTTTAGGACTTGATATTACTAATCCTAATAGCGTTGACAATATGACATATGAAAGCGTTGCAACTCTAACTGATGCTGACCATGATGGTATTGGTCATATTAGTCCATTGCTGATTGCATTCTTTTTCAAATTCTGGCCACGCCTATTAACCGAAAAACGTGTAAAGATTACTCGTACACCTATGATGATTTCAACGTTCAAAGATAAGGTTATTTGGTTTTACGATTACGATAGCGCAAACGATCATAAACAAAAAAATCCAAATTGGAAACACCGTTACATTAAGGGCCTCGGTTCATTAACTGAAAACGAATATGATAGTATTATTAACGATCCACAATATGATACTGTTACGGTCGATGATGCAAGTATTTTTCAAATGATGTTTGGTAAAGACTCAGCATTACGTAAGGAGTATATGTTTGCATGATAGAATGGTATGATATACTAGCTGCAACCTTTTGTGCGTGGCTAATACTAAACTTTTTCTTCTTTCCATTTATCGGTCCCATTATATCATACAGTTTGTGGGAAGCTTGGAAAGTGTATTGCAATTATCGGTTGACATCTACACTCAAATAGTGTAGAATATATAGAATCACAAAGGAAATATAATGAGTATACTTGATTTTGCAAAAGCAGAAAAAGAATATCCAATTTCATCTGTTGCGAAAAACGAATGGCTTTCGTTTGCTATGTACACAGTTGAAAGTCGTGCTATTCCAAATATGATTGACGGATTGAAACCTGTTCAGCGTTTCTACTTATATTCATCAATCCTAAATTCTAAAAACGATTTCAAAAAGGTGTCTGCGGTTGCTGGTATTATATCAGACTACGGATACAACCACGGTGAAGCAAGCGCAGCTGGTGCCGGTCAACTTATGGCTGCAGAGTGGAACAATAATGTCTGCTTAGTTGAAGGACGAGGATCGTTTGGTACTCGGTTAGTTCAAGAGCCTGGTGCAGCTCGTTATGTTTACACTCGTTTACACCAAAACTTCAAAAAGTATATTCGTGATTTAGATCTATCTCCACAACATAGCGATCCTGAACACGAACCTCCTTCGTTTTATATTCCAGTTATTCCACTCGTGTTGACTAATGGAACTAAAGGTATCGCAACTGGTTTTGCTACAAACATATTACCTCGAAGCGCTGATGCACTTTCTCGTGCCTGTCGCGAATATGTGACGTATGGTAATATATCCAAAAGGCTTCCAGTGTCCTTTCCGGACTTCAAAGGTACCGTAAACTATGACAAAACTGATGATAAATACACAGTTCTTGGTTGTTTTGAAAAGAAGAGTAAAACAGTATTAGAAATAACTGAAGTACCATATGGCTTTGACAGAGAAGGCTATGTTAAGGTACTTGACAAGTTAGAGGAAGACGGAGATATCGTTTCTTATGAAGATCTTTGCGATAAATCTGGTTTTAAATTTGAAGTTAAACTAAAACAGAACAGCTCATCAACGTGGACTAACGTAAAAATTATTTCAAAATTTAAGCTATCAAAGCCATTAACTGAAAACTTAACAGTAATTGGATTTGACGGAAAGCTGCGTGAATATAAAGACGAACGGCAACTCATCAAAGACTTTTGTGAATTTCGTATGGGTGTTCTTCAGCAGCGTATTGATTTGCGCAAGAAAGAAGCTGAAGAAGAAATGCGTTGGCTGAACGTTAAAATGCAATTCATTCAAGCAGTACTTGACAATCGTATTGAGTTTAAAAATCAAAAGAAAGCTGACGTAGCTGAGCAGATTTATAAACAAACAGATGCAGTACGCAACCTTGACGATGTTGACCGTTGTCTCCGTATTAATATACTAAGCCTTACACAGGAAATGGTAAAGGCATTGGAGAAAGAAATCAAAGAGGCTGAAAAGGATCTTAAGTTTTGGTCCAAGACAACACCAGCAAAACAATTCACAACAGATCTTGACGAGTTGGATTCATAATGTACTATGTTAGCTATGGAAAACCAAGATGGATATCTAATGAACTTATGGATAAGGCTGTATTGTTTGCATCTGACTTTCTTGAAATAGATGAGTCAGTTGAAATAGATTTTGGTGGCGAGTTTGATAACGAATGCGCTGGATATTGTGACTATGATGAAGAAGATGGTATAACATTATTTGTTAATCCAAAACTTAAAAAGAAAATGGTAATCACAACACTCTTTCACGAGTTTGTCCATGCAAAGCAATACATAAATGGTGAGCTTGAAATAGGTGAAGGCAAAGCGCCATCGCGTTGGAATGGCGAACCATTTGACGGAGATTACTATTCTTTACCGTGGGAAAAAGAAGCATACGAATTAGAAACAGTAATGTCAGACATATTTTTTAATGAAGTATTTAAATAACTATTGACATTCTATCGCGAATCAGATAGTATAGTTCTATAAATGGAAGGAACTATACATGATTGAACTTATTGTAATTGCCGAACGTCTTCGTAGTTTATCTCGCCGCGCTGATAACTTTGGTAAATCGCGGCAGGAACTCCTCGAAGAAATTATTATGATTGCTGAAGATTATGAAGATCGCGCCGAGCGTCTTGAAATGGCTCAAATTGTTGAGGCTCAAGCAGTATGATATTTTCTACTTCATTGGTAAACACTAAAAACCATTGGGCTGTTGGTACAGAATGGCAATATGCTAAAGGTACAGTAAAAATGCATAACGAAGGTTTTAGTTGCTCATGCAAAAAGAAACCACGTAAAGCGTGTAGTCATATTCGTAACGTAAAGCTACGGCTGCATGGAACTTTTGATGAATATTATAAGGAGGCTGCGTGATGGGAGCTTTTATTGGATGCAGTGTTTTCTTTATTACATTGGTAGCTGTTACAGCTGTATACGAAACATTTTTTTAAAGGAGAAATAAATGCCTAACTGGTGTATGAACGATGTTCTTATTAGTGGACCTAAAGAAAAGATTACTGATCTGTATAATAAAATAATGGATACAGGTGGTCTTTTAGAAGTTATGTCACCTCAAGGAGAATGGGATTATAGTAATGCAGTTGATAAGTGGGGTACCAAGTGGGATGTAGATCCTGAAAATCTTGAAATTGAATTTGAGAAAGAAGAAGGCTCAATTTCAGGTACTGTGGACAGCGCATGGAGTCCTCCTGTAGAAGCATTTAAAACCTTTTTGAATAATAACCCAGAATGTGTTGCTGAGCTTAGATATTACGAATCAGGTATGGAATTCATTGGAATATTTGCTGATGGCAAAAATGAATATTTTGAATATGATTCAAACGATATTAATTCGTTAGACTCGATTCCTAAAGATCTTGTAGAACACTTTAATCTTGAAGAAGAACTACAAATGAACTTTGATGAAAGTGAAGAAATTTGGGAAGATGAATATTAAAGTAGATAATTTAGATGATTCTTTAACAAAAGACTTTGTTAATTTTTGTTGTAAAGAGCTTAATATAAAACCTCATAGCATTGAAGTTGTTGGCGCTGCGTATTTAGCAGGTAAAGACAGAACAGGAATGTGTATAGATCTTGACGAACAAAGCTATATAATAATGACTGCAGTTAAAGATCGTACTCTTACTGAAATATATACTACTGTTGCACATGAAATAGTTCACATCAAACAATACATGGAAAATAATCTCGGTAAATTACTCGACAGCAACAAACCAAAATACGAAGATCGTTGGTGGGAAAAGGAAGCAAGAGAAAAAAGTTTGGTTTTTGTGAAAAAATTTGTTGACATTCTTGATAGAATCAGATAGATTATATATATCAAATGGAAAAAAGGAATCACCATGAACATTACATTTTTTGAACAAACTCCTCAGCAACGTGTAATTGCTAACTTTGGCCGTAAAATGATGTGGTTTTCAGAAAGCGGAGAAAATATGAATGTGCCTTTGGCAATTCTAAACGCGTTTTCAGATGTAGGAGAGCATCTTGCAGAGACAGCTTCAACTAAAGGTTTAAACGACGCTCAGCTCTTAACTATTAAATATGCTAAAAAGGTTATGAAATAATGTTTAAGTTTGGTAAAGATTTAGATCTCGAAGAAGAGTTTAAAGAATTTAAAGTTATTGATTGGATGTTTGACACTTTTGATGCGCAAGAGCGTGAAGAAATACAAGACATGTCACGCCAGATCGCGATGAATAAATATCTGTCTGAGTACAATTCAGATATAGATATCAGCTTTGAGTGTGATGGTTCGTCAGAGCCGTTTGATGAATGGGATTTTAGTAGTGAATATGTTGATTGAAATAATTCTTCCTAACATTGTTTTTTGGTGTGTATACGGCTGGGTTTGTTATTTACCCTACAAAATCTTTCAAAACGCAATAGACAACCATAAAGGATATAACAATGTCTAAGTTCATTATTACAGCAAGCCTATTGTTGGCTGCAACAACTGCAACCGCAGACGCAAAAACAAAAATGGTTGGTGTACAAGATTATTACGCAACTCAAGTTATTTCTGAACCTTACTCTGTCAAGGAATGTTATACTGTAGAGACCCCGATTTATGGCAGACAGCAAGGCGGTGACGCTGGTGCTGGCGCTTTAGGCGGTATGATCCTCGGTGGCATCCTCGGCAAAGGCCTGACCGGTGATGACGGAGGCGCAGCTGCAGGAGCTGTCCTTGGCGGTATTATTGGCGCAAATGAAGCGCAAAATAGTACTAAGCGAGTCATCACCGGTTACAGGCAAGAACGTAAGTGCGATAAGGTAACAAGATACCGCGATAAAACGCGTCGTGTTTATGACTATTCAGTTGTCACCTTCAAACAAAATGGTAGAACATACGAGCTACAATTTATTGATGTAACAAAGTGATAGGTCTCTTAGCTCAGCCGGATTAGAGCAAGTGCCTTCTAAGCACTAGGTCGTAGGTTCGAGTCCTACAGAGATCACCAATACTCGCATGTTGGAATTGGTAGACAATGAAGACTTAAAATCTTTTGCCTTAGGGCGTACCGGTTCGAGTCCGGTTGCGAGTACCAAATAGAAAGAATGATTAAATGTGGGCCCTTGTCTTTATATACTTTTACGATACTATACCTTATGCCGAATTGGTAACAACTCATTCTACGATGACAGAATGTTTTTACGCCCGTGAAGCTCTTAGTGATGATGTAGGAAAGGGTGGAGGTTATTTCAAACTAGGGCAACAGGCTTTATGTATTAATTTAAATGAAAGATCAATATAATGTATAAAACAAATGATATTGTTACAGTACTAACAACCAACGGTGAATATGTTGGAAAATTAGTATCACAAGATAACGATAAGGTGGAACTTAAAGATCCTAGGTTTGTGTCTATTAGTGACCAAGGAATGGGATTTGCAAATGGTATTTCTATGACAGGCCACGCAAATCCAAAAGAAGTTACTCTCTATAATATTTCATGTATTATGGAAACAAACGAACAAGTACAAGATGCGTATCGTCAAATGACAAGTGGACTTGTAACGCCAAAAACAAATCTAATTGTATAGGAGAAAGAAAATGGAATTACGAGATCAAATGATAGCAGCTCTAAAAGACCACGCGCGCGCTCATATCGAAAAACATCGTATGAATGCAGAAATTTATTTGCGGAACCCAGTAGGAGTTGGCGAGCATTCAGAAGTTATGGAAGAAATTGAAAAGCAGCTTGAAGAAATGGCTAAGTATGAAGACCAATTGGACATGCTAACTAATTATTTCTAATGGAGCCAAAACTAAAAGGATTTCCAAAGTGCTACGTTGTTAACCTTGAAGAAAGTGTTGAACGTAGAGACTATATGAATTCCGAGTTTAATAGACTCGGTTTAGATGGAACCGTCCTACAATACAAAAGACTTGAAGACAGCGATTTAAAGATTGCTGGCGACCGTGACACCTTGGACATACTACCATTAGGTGCTACTACTTCTCATCTCCTGACCATTAAGTGGTGGTATGAAAATACTGATGATGAACAAGCCGCATTCTTTGAAGACGACTGTGACTTTAGCACTATTCAACATTGGAACTTTGTTTATGAGGATTATGTTAAGGAGTTTGGCGTATTGTGGGATGGTCTCCAACTTTGCTGCATGCACGAAGGCTGGGCTGTTATGTATCCACGCCACCGCAACGGCCACGATCATGGACTTCAATGCTATGTAATTAAGCGCCATTATGCTAAAAAAATTATAGACTATTATTTTGTAAATGATAACACAATACATTTTAAAATGCCGTATGTATTAAAGAGTGAAGATAGTAAAAAGTATAAACCTACTATAGAAAATGTTGTATATGGATTAGGCACTTTCTATATTCACCCGTTATTTAATCATAACGTACCAAAATTTCCATCAACAGTTCACGATCCAAATTCACAACATTTAAAAGATGTTGCTAATCACGCATATGGATATGTTAAACAGTGGTGGGAAACCAAAGGAGGAACTGGTAACCTTAATGAATTATTTACTTATGAGTGGTGTTGTCCACCACCTCAAACATTTTCCCAAGTCATGCATATTGATAGGTAGTCTTGCAGGCTGTTCAATACTTTCTGAAGAACACGATTTATCACACCCTGATTATATAAAATTAGGTGCTGAATACATAGGATATTCAGAAACAGAGCATCGCTCTGATTTGAGAAACTTTCTAAAAGTAGATCCTGTCAACACAGAATGGTGCGCAGCGTATGTTAATGCTGTGCTTCGTGATTCTGATATCCCTGGTTCCGAAACAGTATCAGAAAATCCATATATGGCAAGAAGCTTTATGGATTTGGGATATAAAGTTAATACTCCAGAACACGGAGACATTGTTGTCTTAAAGCGAGGAGAGCCTTGGGAAGGTCATGTCGGTTTTTATCTTGACCTTAAGATTATAGGCGGAGATGTTTATTATCAAATTCTTGGCGGTAATCAAGATAACTCAGTGTCAATTCAATTATTTAGAGCTGACCGTGTTGTAGCAGTTAGAAGGTTAATACTATGAAAGTATTAGTAACAGGTGCAACAGGTTATATTGGTAGTCATGTTTGCAAACAATTAAAAGAACACGGTCATGAAGTGCACGGCTTTGATTTGAACATACACGGCGAATATAACAACGTTGAAAAGTATTGCGATAAGTTTTGGGTACAAGACCTTATGGATCATTGGCTTATGGGTTGGGGAGACGCAGTAGTTCACCTAGCAGGCCGTAGCGTTGTTCCTCAATCACTAAAAGAACCATCAGCGTATTATCGTACTAACATAATGGGTACAAAAAATGCTGTTGAAAAGCTCAGAACAGAAAATTTTATATTTGCAAGTACAAGTTCTGCGTTTGAAATGGCTTCTCCATACGCAAGAAGTAAGGTAGGAGCAGAAGATGTAATTAAGGAGAAAGCAGATGGGTATACTATTTTTCGCTTTTTTAACGTCAGCGGTACTGATGGTGTTAACCGCCAACTTGGTGTGGCTTCCCATCTTATCCGTGTTGCTGCTATGGTGGCTGCTGGCAAAATTCCCAATATTAAGGTCTTTGGTAACGATTATGATACTAGGGACGGTACTTGCATTCGCGATTATATACACGTTAGTGATCTTAGCCGTTCTATAATTAATGCGGTTGAAGCTGGTCCTAGCAATACTCCATACGAGTGTTTAGGTTCTCAAAGCGGTTGGACTGTACATGAAGTACTTGATACAATGGAAAGAGTTACAGGCGTTAGTATGAACCGTGAAATCGTTGGCAGGAGATTGGGCGATCAAGCTGCCGCAGTCGCGACTCCGTCAACATTATGCAAATTAACTAAAACATTAGAAGATATGTGTTTAGACCAATTTACTTTAGAAATGAATAATCCATGAAAATACAAAATATTGCCTTGTTTCCAACGAATGTAACTCACGCACAACATGAGGTTAGCAAAGAAGAACAAGATCTTTGGTTTGATTTGTATTTAAAACATTCTAATGAAGATGGGAGAACTCATGACCTTTTAGGATATGAACAAATCCAATTAGAGCCAAGCCTAGAAGGTTTCTTTAAGCATAAAGTAATGCCGAGTGTACGTGAATATTTCAAAACGTTAAGTGTTGACTCAAACAAGTTTAACGTCCATATAACTAAAACTTTCTTTAACGTTGTTGACGATAACGGAATCAATAAACACAACCACGAAGAAAACCATATATCATTTACTTATTATCCATATATAAAACCAGGAAAAGAAAGAAGTATTATATTATATGATACTAAATCTTGCCATTCAAACGAAATAAACACAAGTTGGTTTTTTCATTATGTTGATAAATGGACTGAAATGAATTGTACTAATTTTTCTATACCAGTAGGTCAAGGTTCTATGCTTATTTTTCCAAGCAATATGAACCATGATATCACAAAAGAAAAACATGAAAGTACAGTTATAAATTCGTTTAAAACTAAAGAGGATTTACTTGAAAGCCGGTTTTGTGTTGCAGGTGATATGATCATTACAAAAAAACCAGAAGCAAAAGTTTATATGAGAACTTTATCATCTCCTGAAAATTGGAAAACATTTGGTTGACATTCTAAAAGAATCAGTATAAATTAAATATATCTAAAGGAGAATAGATATGGATAAGCAAGCTGAAATAGCTACAGAGTTAGCAATTGATATCATGATGAACGGTTTTCATCAGCCTTTAGTAAATGGTAAAGCTAATGTAGAAAAAATTGAAGACGAAATAGTTAAAGGTATATATGCTCGTGAAATAAAAGACGTTAATCAAGAAACGGTTAATATGGCAGTTATGTTTGTTAACGATATAATAAAAGAGTTTGGAGAATTAGATGGGTAATTATCAAATCAATCATAAAGAAGTTACCTTGGAAGGTCATACGTATTTTATTCCTTCATACGCGTTACGACGCCCTGCGGCAGAAGTAATGATAAATGGATATCGTTATGAAGCAAGGACACACGAGTTTGTTGTTGGAGTATTAAAAGATACTAAAATGTCTATGATCCATGGTGGTACGTTCTTTGGTGATATGGTTCCAAATTTTTCTGTACATTGCGAAGGTACATTATATGCCTTTGAGCCGGTATTAGAAAACTACGTTCTTACGAGACGTTGCGTTCAAGAAAACAATTTGACTAATGTTATGTTATTTAATGCAGCTATGAGTCTTGAAACTGGTTACGCGTATATGCAAACATTTGACAATGGCCACATGGGTGGCGCATCACAAATTACAGAAGATGACAATAAGAAAACACAATTAGTTAATACGATCGCAATTGATGATTTGGCTATTAAAGAATTATCAATTATGCATTTGGATTTAGAAAACCATGAGCCTCCTGCAATCAAAGGAGCAAAGAATACAATAATGCAAAATGAACCTATTGTAATTATGGAAGACTATTATGATAAAGCTGGTGATGTTCTTAAAGAATGGGGATACGAATATATTGGACAGCTAAAGTTCTCCCCTCACAATTGGTTAAATATATGGTCAACAGAAAAGTTTAAAGATGTCGCAACCAATAATTTACAAACACAATCATAAAGAGTTTTTAAAACTGCAGCGGTTTAAGAAAGAAACTCTCAAATTAAAACGAATGCGTAAAAGGGATTTGAAAGAATATGTCCTTAAAAATAATCCAGTTCATAGCTAATTACTCGAACTCAGCAAAACTGTTAGATAAGCAAATAGCAGGTAAAGATTTTGGTGTACCTATTGAAAAGGTAGACATAATGGGAAACGTTGGTTTAGCAGGTAGCTATGGTGTTAAAACATTACCGTGTTTTATACTATTAAAGGATGGTGTTGAAATTGATAGAGTTCAAGGTACAATTCCGCCGCGTTTAATAACTGAAATGATTAATCGTCATTCCTAAAAAATATATTGCAATTTCTAACGTGATTAATGTTTCTTTTATTGCATGCTTTCTTTTGTATATCAGAACTTATCTTGTCTCTGCGGTATCCACGCCTTTCCCACTCATCAATCCATTCTCTTTCGTGCCTTTCAGCAATATGACCATTGCCGCCTTGCCCAGGCCTTGCGGCTGAAAACAAAACGACGCGTGGATTTTTAGAAACAAGATAGTCAAATATTTCAGCATGGAATTTTTTGTCAATATGTTCCATAACTTCAATAGACACAATTGCGTCATAAGTTGGTAATATTGGTGATGGTTCAGGATCTTTAGTTATATCCCAAACAATATTTTCACAACCTTCATTTTGAAACATATTAGGATCCATCGGGGCAGGTTCTACGCCATGAACGATTGGAATATCGGAATTGGACATGTAATTACAATAATGCCCAATTCCGCAACCAAACTCAAAAACCGAAGTTGGTTTAAATTTATCTACAAAGGACCTTATCATGCCATCGTCAAAGTTATTAGGATACCATTTTTTATGGTCTTCAAAAGTCCAGTGTGCCATGGTTTATTCTTTACGCCAGATTGTCCATGCTCCCCAAGCAATTGCTGCATAAGCAATCATTTGAGTTAGCGGGCTGAATACAATAATGGCAGCACCAGCGGCAACCATTAAAATTCCGTCCATACTTGAACGCTCTGTAAGTTTTGATTTTAACCAATTCATTTTTTGGTCTCCTTCTGTTTTATTACTTTTGCTTTAGATCCAGCTTCTAGCGTTCGCAGCCGCAATTCTAAATCATCAATTTTCTTTGTGACTTTAGGATAGCGTTTACGCCAAGCTTCAGGATCGTCTTGTAGCCAATCCCAACCAAAGCGGTCTACTAAATAATCTAAAAATGCATCAAACTTCGACATCAGATAAAGTGCTGCGTGTGTATTTCTGAACCATGCCAAAAATGCTGCGCCAATTACTGATCCGCCGATAGCTGTATATATCCACAGCGTATCGCCAAACATTCTAGTTAACATTTCCATTTATTTATCCTTATGATTATGAGTTCCGTTTCCGTGCGTATGACCATGACCAACATATGACCATATAGCCCATCCACCTAAACCAACCGGTACAGCATGTAATAATAAATGCAAGATAAAAAGTATTGTACTTATAGCATAAGTTATATGTGCTGCTTTACTGTGAAAAAAATTGTCGAATAATTTAGCCACCGAAAGTACTCATTATCATTGGACCAAAGGCTGTTGCAACAAAACCTAGTATTGCAATAGCTATAAGACCAAGGATAAGCCACTTTGCTTTGAAATCGTCGACTCGCATTGCAAATCCAATAACTTCGTTGTTCATTATTCTAAAACTTAAATCAAAAGTTCCTTCTGGTGTATCTTCATCTTTTAATGGTACAGGTTTTTGTAATATTTTTGGTACTTCAATTTCATCAGACATTTTCATTTTCTTTCGTGTATTTACAATAATGGTTCATACCGTGATCGTATGCCCCGTCGAATGGCATTCCTTTTTTAAATGCACGTAATCTTCCACGCCATTTATCTTTTGTTCTTTGCCATCTACTCATTTTTCTAATATTACCGAAGTAGTTGATGTACCGCGGTTGCGAATGGTGTCTATATCCCATTGCAGCAAAAGGAACACAAGTGACCAAGTCGTTATTGTTAACATGGCGGAAATGAGGTATATGAGCAAACGATTTAACAAATTTTCTAGTCCCTACTCTTGGCGACCCATATGTATATAAAGCTGTAACTTTATCGCCGAGTCGGCTTGTTGCAATTGTTGCCATTGCAGCTCCTAAAGAATGGCCGCAAATAAACAAATGTTTTCCATCTGTTTTCATTTTAGATAAAGCCTTTTCAATGTCAGGCCATACTTTGTTTACTTCTTCTTGAAACCCGTTATGTACTAATCCGTGTCCATTGTTTGGTTTATCTGGAAAGGCGTTTAAATCTGCCTTAATATCAGAAAACTCTTTTGGTTCGGTACCGCGAAATGCAATTGTTATTTCTTCTTTGTTTGAAATGATGTGGCATTGTGCACCGTTTACTTCAACAAACTTGTGGGCTACATAACCTAATTTTTTATATTTAGGTTTTGCCTCAGGTCCGTCTAAGTATGCAAGCTCAGCTACTTCTGCCATCTTTGCACAATTTTCTAACATTGTTACTCCCCTGCTGCTAACATTTTTTCTAATATATCATCTTGTCTCATTTCCATGATATCTATTTGTATTTGTTGCATGTCGTGAAACGTTTCATGCCTTGCATATTTTGAAGCGATTGCTCCTGATAATTCAAGATGATTCATCTCAGTTTGCTTTTTTAATTCTTTAACTTGAATTTCTAATTTTTCCGTATTAATTATAAGATTATTAATTTGTTCTTGCTGCTTTATACTTTCTGCAGTATTTTGTTCTTGAAAATAACCTAATGTCGCTACTTCGTTTTCCAAGTTGTTAATAGTGTTTCCCATAGCAAAAAACGTTATGAATGCTAAAATTTCCATTTACTTACCTTTGCTTAACAGTTTTGCTTTAATGGCTTCGCTTGGACTGACCGGAACATCGGCCGGTCGCCGTGGCGATTCTTCCACTTTTCCATCTTTTCGTGTAGTACTGCGTCGTGGCGAATTACCAGAAATTTGAGCTCTGAGTTCTGCAATTCTTCTTCTGATATCTCGAATTTGTTTTCTAGTACTTTCATAATAGTCATTAGTCATTTTTCTTGCAGCTGCATTTTATGCATACGTCATTTTGGCAATCTTTACAGTCAGGTCTATAACAATGGCAATCATGGCCGCACGACGTACATGTTCTTTTTGATTCTTGCATGTGTATCTCCTATTCTGATAACGGATTATCTAATGCTTCTTGTATTGTTTCTTTGAGGTCCTTTTCTAATAATCTCATTTCACTATCAATATTAGTTTGTGTATCACGCATAGTATTACGTACGTCTTTTTCAGACGCTCTTATCGTCGCTTCAACTTCACGGATAGACGAAGTTACGTCTTTTTGAAGTTCGTTCATTTCAGTACGAATACCTTCAAGAGTACCACCAATACTATTTTGTGTATTCTTAATTCTTGCTTCTGAATTGTCAAGGTTAGTTGAAATTGTATCTCTTAAGTTTGCCATTGTATCTTGGTTATCTTTAAGAGTTATTCTTAGCCTTTCTTCGAAGGCATCAAGTTTTGCGTATATATCTTTACGCAAATCTCTTACGGTGGTTTCAGCCGCAATAACCTGATCTTCTAATACTCCTATTAAATTTTCAGAACGGGCAATGTCACCTTTTAAATCGTCTTTAATATCTTGTGTATATCCTATAGCGTCTTCAAGCTTTTGTAGTTGCAATGCATTTGCTGCGGCGATTTCGTCAATGTCAATGTTTTGAACAATTTCTTTCATGTCCATATAGTCCGCATAAAATTCAAAACCGGCCCATGCGCCACCACCTAAAGTAGATAGTGCGGTTAAGACAGCAAACATTTTACCACCTTTAAACGTGGTTCCGGCAAATTCAAATTCAGCCATATATTACTCCTCGAAAGATAATTCTTTCAACTGCTGAAGCTCTCTTCTTAAACGTTCTAATTCCAGCGATTTTAACTGTAATTCCATTTCATATAATCTATTACAATCAATTCTTTCTTTAGGTCTTGCGCCGAGTGGTATAACAATCCTTGCATATACACCAACGTTATCAACTCTCCTATCATTAACATATCGATTCACATCATCATAATAACCGCCGTCAATAAGACCAGTTACACCGAGCTCAAGTTGTGTAGCCGATCCGATGGCATTAGAACAATCTAAATCACCAGCCCTAAATTTATCGGATTGGTAATTACCTGGTGCACTCGGTAATGCCAAACTTACCGAACCAGAGTCTGCGTTTACTGTTGTCGTAAACAACATTAAACACAATGAAATAATATAACGCATAATGTTCTCACTTTAATTTGGAGCATATCCTTGATTTTACTCCGGTTGATAGTACATCATCCCTCAAAAGTTTAGAGGTAGTACATATATATACAGCCTTAGCTTTGTGTTCACTTTTGATATAAACCTCAAATTGTTTCTTTTCTAAATAACCAAGCTTTATAACTTTATCTTGTGAAGCAAACGGAAGTGCCTCCCAATATTTATCAAAGACTTCTATTTCGTAATACTCTACATCTGTTCTTCTATTCCATATATCCATAGTTGTCACCAACACACCATCTACGTACGCAGGTCGTAACTCAGGGTATGTTGGCGTCAATTCGTGTGATGTAACCGCAGTACTTATTAACACAAAAATCAAACTCACTAGGTATTTCATTTTTAATCCTTCACTTTACTCTTTACGCAAATTAACACCTTAGTCTGCGATACACTCTGCAACAACATTAGCTTTATATTCACCACCTGGTAGTGATTTGCCTACGCCATACTTTGCTTCTGATTCAACTTGAAACCAAGTAGACCCAGCTACACTAAGATCGTATTCAGTGTGATTATCGTATTCAATTTTAGCTGCTTCATATCCTGACATATTAGTATCTGATGTATTAGATACTGTAACTTCGCCATCCCACGTTACTGAGTCACTAAGACTCGGTGCGGAAGTAAACGATGTTGGCCAGGAAATTTTAGCGGTATAGTAGTCTGCAATAGCAACGTCATAGCGTACAACTGGATAAACACCGCCGTCCGCTGGGATTGTGCTCAATTCGTCTGGTGTAGGGTTACCATAAACCCCAGCTGTGTCTGTAAAAATTGAGCATTTTGACGCAACGTTACCGGTGATTGGAGTTTCTGCTGCGCCTACAGATCCGCCTAGCATAATAGCTGCTACGCTACTAAATATTAGATGTTTGAACATATATTTCTCCTTATCGTTCATATTGAGAGCGTACCATAGATTTATGATTAGCATCAGATGCCAAGTTTCTCATCGCTCTTCGGTTGTCTGGATAACTAGATGAAGGCAATACTAAAGTATCTTCGTATATACCTCCAGGAATAGTTATTTCATAATATGGTACAATCTTTGGATTTAACGATAAATCAGCTAAGATTTTTTGTTGCGCGGTACTATCGACTAATTTGTCAATATTATTATTACCGCCAAGCTGTTCTTCCAAATCATCCTCTACTTCATTATTGGTTGTTTGTTCTATTTCTTCTTCGTCTTCTACATTTGCTTCACGGTTCAATTCAGCCTGAACCCATTCATCATAATAAGGATCTCCAATTGACGGTGGAACGGCAAGTGAAGCTAAATATTCTTGTAATGCTGTCGAATATCCAGGACAACTTGGATCTGATAATGGTGAAAGACATTTATAACTATCATCTACCACCATCTTATAATTATAAACCACAAATGGATCCGTAACCGTACCTTCTCCTTCAACACTTATTTCTCCATCTCCCCACCTAGAAGAATCTGTATATCCAAATCTAAAAAATTTTCTTACAGACCCACCTGGGTTACCACTCCAATCATCTGTTTCTTCAAAAATATTTTGCCCAGGATTTGCAAGGTCTTCGTTTGAAATTGTAACCTTTGCGTCTGCCTCAGGATCTTTTACCATTGTATATTGATAAGCTAAACCATTTACTTCTACTGTAATATAAGGTGAAGCTGAATCAGGTAATACATTTTTCATTGCCCACGCTAAAGCATCCGCTGCGGCGTTATTTGTTGAATGATACGTTGTATCAGAGTAACAATAAGAGGAGGAGGCCGCCAACAATGCCACCGCCGAACAAAGTAGACTTAGTCTCATCGTTCATATCCTTTATTATATTACTTTGCGGATCTTCAGGTTGTTCATCGCGATTTGCTATCCATGCTGCTTTAGCTGCGTCCCCAATCATACCATCATAAGGGCAAGGTGTTCCTGCATCCATCATAGCGTTAAATACGCGAGGATCTTGGCACATCACTGAAACCGCAGCAACTTTCATTCCCATATCATATAATGTTTTAGCGTTCTTTAACTTTTCACAATTCATATCACGAACCATCTTGGCACCTGATATACCCAATATTTGTGTTTGGACTGCGCCGGAAACTCCAACTGTACATAAGTCTGAGTTAGCTGAATTAATCGAAGGGGCGATCGCCGACGGCGGTGGAGAATTAACTGTAGTCTCCGATGTACTATTACTATTGATAGTACTTTCTGTTGTACTTTCTGTAACTATTGGCTCTGCCTCCACTGCGGTTGTTCCAATGAAAGGTATAAATAATAAAAACAGAAAGAGTAAATGTTTAGTCATAATGTTCATCCCATATTAGTAATGATAAAAGCATACTTTACTCTATTATATATATTTATAAGTTTTTTAAGAGTGTCAAAGTTTTGACACATAATATAATTTGACAGTTGCAAAATGAAAACAATCGTTAACAAAATAAAAATTTGGACGTGGGATATAGCTGTTTGCCCGGTGCACAAGACGGCAATGTGGTATGGACCAGAGTCTCAAAAATTTGGCGAATCTTTGGATCAAGTTAAAACAATTTGGTATGATAAAAAAATACGAGAACAGTTTTTTAAATATTTTGCAGACGAACAAGACGAAGAATGTTATGGAGAATTTAGACCTTCATACAAAATAATAAATCAAGATGTAGTCAACGATAACGATATAAATCTTATAATTTTACCAGGTGATGATACTCGTACTTTAGCTGAAATTCCTGGGTTATTATTAAAAAATCAAGACTTAATAAACTTTGCAAATAACAATAATGTTACGATAGTTATAGCATGGATATTCGAGCATATATCGTTAAATCCTGATTACTATATAGGTAATCCTGATTTTAAAAATTTCTTTTTAGAATTTGATAAATTGTGTGAACAGTTACCACCAAGCAAATTTCAATGGCTGTTAAATTCATACGATACAAACCACAAACATCTTGATATTGGAACACACCTTGAAAAATATAAACCATATGTAACACACATTGATTGTTTTGATAAGATTTCTCATTTTCCATATATTCAGTGGGATCCGTATGCAAATCATGAATACAAGTTATCAGTGCCAGTTGGAATGATAGACGGAAGGTGGCTACGTTTAGACTTAATTGCTGAATTGATTGAAAGAAACATATTATGGCAAGATGACGTAATACATACGCAAAACGTACCAAACCCAGAAGCATCTATTAAAAAATATTTAGAAAATCCAGACCCAGTATTAAAACAATCTGTACACGATACTGTAAACCGCGTAGGTCCTGAAAATGTTTTTAAACACCGTATTTTAAATGATAATGGCGAAGATATTAAAACGAGTTGGATGAAAGTTGCAACAGGACAATTTTGGTATAGGACTCCACCGCAATTTATAGATTCGCAATTTCAAGTTGTAATTGAATCAAGAACTCATATACCATCAATTACTGAAAAAATTTATAGGCCATTAATGCTAGGGCAACCTTTTCTGTGGATTGGTGCGTCAGGTATAAAAACATATTTGGAAAGTAAAGGATATAAGTTTTATCCATGGATTGACTATTCGTTTGACGCGGAGCATAACCAATTATATCGCTTTAACATGGTAATGGATGAAGTAGAAAGATTGTATCATACTGATTTGTCGCAGTATTTAATTGACAGCGATGAGATAAATATACATAATATAAAGGCATTTAGATATAATGAAAATGATATATCTGATATGGAAAGGTTTTTAAATGATTTATAAAATAAAACTAAGACATGATTTTTCAACCTTTTTGAATGCTGATTACGAAAAACACAAAGGTAGTTGTATAAGTTACCAAGTTCGCGAACAAGAAGATATTCATAAAACATTTGGTGGATTTCCGGAAAGTTACTCCAAAGAAAACACAAAGATCCAACAACTATGGTTTGATCCTATTGATGTAGACTTTGAAGAGCTTGGCAATAAATTAAAGATTGAGCCAGTTACAATAAGTACGATATTGCAACCGCCTGGGAATACTATTACAATGCATAGGGACACGTTTTTTAAAATAAATAAATTGTTTCCTGATGATAAACGTAAAAAGGTAAGAGCTAATATTTACTTAGAAGATTGGGCTCCCGGCCATTTTATAAATTATCAAGATCATTACAAAAAATGGCAAACAAGTACTCATTGGAAAGCTGGTGATGGGTTTGTTTGGGATAGTGATCATTTACACCTTAGCGCAAATGCTGGCTTAACGCCAAAATATACTTTACAGATTAGTGGATTTTATAATGGAAGGGAATAACTATGAGCAAACCAATTAATGAATTAGAAGGTTGGGTATTTGAATATTTAAAAAATGAAACAGGTGAAGATTTAACAAGAGAACACTTGATTAGTAATTATATTGATTCTTTAGACGTAATGAATATTGTTATGGAAGCCGAAGACGTATTTTATCCAGGAAAAGAAATTCCTGATAACGTAGTTAGAGAATGGATACAAAACATGGGTACCATCGGTGAATTTATTGATAATGTACATTCTTATGCTGTGAGACTTCAAACTTAAAAT